GCAGAGATTTTTCTGCCGCCAGCAATCCATCTAACATGACCATTATCTTCGCCAGTCCAATATTTTCCAGCCTCAAGGACTCTACGCTCAATATTTAGATCGTACATAATACCTTCTGCTGAAAGCACACCATCGCCATCAGATAGCGCCTGTCCTTCTGCAGTAAAGTAGACACACACTCCGTAAGAGCGTTCTGGGACCCAAATATTTTTATCTTTGATTAAATCTGATGACATAGGTTTAATTATACACCAGATTTAATCAAAAACAGTACAAGATTGTTCAAGTATCAGCGAATTGGGCATGCACCTGTAGCGCATTCATCCATTTCAATACTCAAATCAACTGCATTTTGTTGTAGAGGTACAGAAAAGTCTAGTTTTGCAATACTCTTGTTGTATTCATCTTCCGTAATCTCTTCGTATGGAGGCAATGGGAAGTTATGATCAACATGAAGTAAAAACGAGACACTCTTTACAGATGAGTCGTAGTTCTTAGACAGCCATTCTTTAATCAATGGAAGCTCTTCTTTGCGATAATATACAGTAACAGAAACAGCATTGTCAGCCCATTCTGTTTGCATCTTTTTAACCCATTCAAGCTGATCAATAGCTGTCATATTTGCAGCAAGAACAGCTCCCTCTGGGGACTTGCATGGGAATTCAACAACATAGCGTGTGTGATCTTCACGACCATCCAAGCCAATATCCCAAACAACTTTATAACCACGCTTACGACAGGCATCAACCAATGGGTCAACCGAGCTAAAGCGAACTCTTCTTGTGTAGTACTGTGCAAATGCTGGGTGGATTCCTGGAGTTACTCCTGGAAGGAGTGACAGCGTTCCTGATGGTTGAACTGTTGTGAGCCTGATGGATGGATTCCATCCATGCTCACCACTATATGATTTATCAAACGACTTAAGATACTCATAAGCCTCATTCAACCACGAAACTTGCTTTTCTGTTGCCTGAAGGATTCCAGTTACAGACTGACCGAGGCGACCATTTTTATGAACAATCGTGTTTGTCTTTTCATATGGGTATGAAAGTCTAGTAATTTGTTTTTGAACCATATAAAGAAGTCTTGAGATTTCAAGCATCTGCGCAAGCGAATCAATATTTGGTAGAAAGATTGTTGATAGATTGCAAGACTCTCCATCCGACAAAGCAATTTCTGCGCATGGATTAAAACCCTCTACAGTTGGATCTGGCGATTTCTCTCCGAGTCTTCCAAATGTTCTTGCAAGCTTTCTGTTCAACAAACCGTATGGCTCACCTGTTCCGTCATACCCCTTCCAGAATTCTGGAACAATTTCATCGTATGCATCAGCATAGATACTGTTATTACTATTTGATCTCCATGCAGGAACATTTCCACTTCCCCAATTTTTTGCACGAAGGAACAACATATCGTCAGGATCGCCAATTGCAATTTGTGCTGAACGGCGTGACGAGCCAGAGATTACAATGCGACCAATGATGTTGCAAATATCCAACACATCAACTGAACGCAGTTTCTTCCCAACACGATTGTCAAGAACTTTGCCAATATCAACGAGACCTTCAACCAAAGCACCTGGACCTGAGGCAATACCACCGAATGTCTTAAGAGGTGCTCCATATTCACGAATAAGGATTGTTGAGTAAGTAAAAGATTTTCCAGTTACAAAATAAGACTCAAGAACTTTGTGAAGCAACTCTCTCCAGCCCTGTCGTGAATCAGGAACAATAAAATCAGCATCTGCTGTTCTTTCTGCTGTAATGTAATTTACTTTTTTAACCTTTGGCAATTCATGAATCTTTGCTCTTTCAACAGAGAAACCAACTCCACCACCAAGCATCAAGTAATCAAACAGAAGTTCAAAGTCCTCAATTTTTTCAATATTTGTATAAAAACAATTATTAAGTGAAGTTCCAGAAAACTTGCTTACAAGAGGTGTACCGAGCTGCCAGAGGGCTCTGCCAGAGACTGAGCAGCGAAGGTTGAACATATGGTCAAATAACTTTTCTGCTTCTTCTTGACTGAAAGGGACACCGATTTCAACAGCACCGTCAATAATTCTTTTAATGGTTTGAGTCCAACTTTCAGTTGCTTCAGATCCATCAATCTTGCGACTATATGTTCTAAGGAACACAACTTCTCCAAGACCCCCAAAACCCCAAGGCGGGGTCTTTGAACCATAGCTAGCAATAAAATCATTTGACAACAGTGACATCTACATACCTCCAAAAGTAAGAACAACTAGTTTAGACGCTGAGCATAGCAGAGTCAAAGATTAGTACCTAGGACTACTGAAAAGAATTTTGATAAAATTCGTAGCGGTTTAAAATTTTATCTGCAATTGATGACCATGACCACTCTGAGTGAATTACTCTTGCAGATTTGACAGCGTACTTTTTAAAATCATCATATTCATTAACAACATGTTCCATTAAATCAAGAAGCTGTTGAAAATTTGGACTAGCCCAATCTCCAGTGTCACAATCGTACAAATGATCTTGCCAATCAGCTTTCACAAAACTAGCTTCAAGAGGAATACCATATTTTGCAAAATCAGCGCACCCTGTTAGGTCTGTAACAATTGTAGGGAGACCAGTTGCAATTGATTCAAATGGAATCATTCCAAAACCCTCACCCATTGTTGGATAAACCATGCAATGGCATTTATGATACAAAGAAACTAAATCTTCAGTGCTAAAGCTTTCTGGAATTCCAATTATTTGGGGATGATTGTGAGCTGGGACAAGCTGATCATTAACATAGCACTCAGCATAACAAAATTTGTTATATTTAAGAACTAACTGAAAATCGGTGTTGCCATCATAAAGTTCAAGAAATGCATCAACAACCATTTGTGCATTTTTTCTTTTTGAATCTCCACCTACATGCAAAAAATTAAATTTACCAGTAAGTTCTCTTTCAACAATAGAAAACTCTGGGGAAATGCCGTGGGGAATGGTGAATACATTTGCATTTACATTGTGCTTAATATAGATATCTCTAATAAAATCAGATGTAGCCCAAATCTCATCACACTTACGCATGTTATCAATCCAGTGTGGAGGAATTTTTGTTGATTCCCAAGGTGTATAGCCAATATTATATTTAGACTTTAACTGATAATAAGTTGGCGGACAGAAATTGATGTGATACGGAATATCTTCTCTCGTATAAAACACAGCACATTCTTTTTCCTGAAGTGATTTGATTGTTGACAAGGCAGCATTGTAATACCCTTGGCTATACCAGGTGTCACCAGATGCATCTACATGATTTAGACTAAACCAGCTAATTTTTTTCATTAAAGGTGTTACTCTTTTTCATTCTCCAGAACAGTTTTGTCTGACGACATAGACAAACATTTTACACCTTTTTTTATCAACTTGTTAGCTGTTTCTTCAGATATTTCTGTACTGATTGGCATATTTGTAAAAACACATCTCGTTGCAGCTAAATAATAATCATCAAATCTTACGACACTAATATGTTCGGGATCAACTATTGCCGCTGGACCGTAATCATCAGATTCAACAACGGCAATAATTTGCATACTTCAACCTTATCACCTTTTTCGTTTTCAGCATAATGCTAGTATGCTAAGTATATAAGTATATATAGTTATTAAGTATATATAGTATACAGGGTTTTCTCGCATGCCCGCATGCGAAGCATACCATGAAATCTGAAAAAATATTTGCTGGAGGGCAAAATTTTTTATTTTTCTGATATCATTTCTCTATGTCAAATTTTATACTCTGGATTATTTGGATGTCGGTATCTGCTCTTGGATTAAAGTACTCTGTAAGTGAAATTCTTAATAGAGATATTGCTTTTTACTCAAGTTTTTTAATAATGCTAGCATACCAGTGGATTAGGTTTGCAAAACCAGCTGAAGATATTAAAAAAGTTAAGGATACTAAACTACCTCCACCAAGTGTTAAAAAAACTAAATGAGAATAGTTAACTTTGATTCTGACACTAATCTAGAAGATATAGAATCTCTTCAGATTATTATTAAAGCCATTCCTTTTGAGGAAAGTTATGTTCCTGCTTTTGTAATCATGTCTCCAGAAGATAAGTATTCAATGACAATTGATGAATTGAATGCTTTAATGGATGGAGTAGAAATAGCAAGAAATAAAATTGATGAAATTATTACATACATCCTTAGAAAAAGAATGTATGGAAATGACGGAGATGATGTAGATGATTTTGGGACAGGTAATTAAAGACTTTCCTTATCCAACAAGGACATGTCCATATTGCAATAAAAATCTTGTTGTAGTTAATGCTGTGCATTGGCATGAAGATAAATATCAATACAAAGCACTGTATTTTTGTGCATATGCTAAATGCCCTGTTTATGACGAAGGTGCTAAAAAAGCATATGCAAGAATAGTTTACTCATCTGAAGATGCTGCTGCATATTTCTGGAGAGTTCAAATACCAGTTCAGCGCTGGGAGCAGGCTGATGTTGTGAGTATTTATGAATAATATGGTAAGATTATAGATCATGCCAGTTAATAAATGTTCTGAAGGCGGTAAGCCTGGTTTTAAATGGGGTGACTCTGGGAAATGTTATATATATACGCCTGGAGATGATGCTTCAATTAAAGAAGCAAAGAAAAAAGTTCTTGCTCAGGCTACTGCAATTGGTGAATTTAAGATTTCTAAAGAAGCAGAGGATGCAATTATGGAAGTCATTAATGATTCTGTTGATTTGCTTCTGATTGAAAAGTCTCTAACGCAATGGTTTAGAGAAAAATGGGTAGATATCTCTCGCCCAAAAAAAGGTGGTGGATTTGAGCCATGCGGAAGGTCAGACGCAAGCTCTGGCAAGTATCCAAAATGTGTTCCAGCATCAAGAGCAGCAAAAATGACACCAGAGCAAATTCGCTCCGCTGTTCAAAGAAAGCGTAGAGCAGAAAGCACTGAGACGAGAGAGGACAAGAAGCCAATCAATGTCTCAACAGATGTTGAAAAGGCAACAAGGAATGTTCCAACAGACCCAGCCTTATATGCAAGGGTTAAAGCTGAGGCAAAAGCCAAGTTTGATGTTTACCCATCTGCCTATGCAAATGCATGGTTGGTTCGTGAATACAAAAAAAGAGGCGGAGGATATAGAACGGTGAGTAAAGCGTTTGATGTTTCAAAGATCGCAGAGGATCTTGCAGAGGAAGAGGCAGCTCTTGCTGATGCATTAATCGCAATTGCTCTTAAATTTGGTAAATTTAATGAAGACGAGACTGGTATTTGGGCTGGCTATGAGAGCGCAGAGGAAAATGATGCCAAGGATATCGGTGTCAAATGCTCAAATTGCGTTCTGTATGAGGGAAATGGTGTCTGCAAGGTCATTGCTCAAGAAGTTGAGGAAGAAGGTATGTGCAGATTTGCGATTATTCCTGACGGAATAGTTGAAATGGAAGACGAGGAAGATCAAGAAGACGAAATGGAGGACTAATATCCTCTTGAATAATAAATATGATATGCTTATAAGCATATCTTTGATATAAGGAGAGTTATGAAGTACACACAAAGCATGAATAAAATGATTGAAGATCATGTATCAATGAAGTCTTGGCATGAAAATATGGCTAAATCTGCTGCTACACAGTTGCAAGACCATATCAAAGCTGCTGCATGGCACGATTCGCAATCAAATTTGATCAAAGGAATGATAGAAGTTCCGCTTGATCCAGAAAATAAGCCAGCAGCATCAATTCCTGCTGGTTCATACAGTGCAAACACACCTTCTTCACCAAAGCCATCGGCAACAGAAGTCCCTCTTGACCCAAAAACTGTTAAGAAAAGCGATTTGGTTGCGGCTCTTTCCTCTTTTGAGGAAGAATTCGGTAAATTTGACATGTCAGTAGAGGATATTGCAAGCTTTTTGCTTGCATAATCAGTGACAGTTGATGGAAGCCGTAATTGTTGCTCTAATTGCTGCTGTAGGAGGAATCCTGGCAGCTCTAGTTCAAAAGGGAAGAGAAGAAAACAAGAAAGATCATGGCGTAGTCGCTTCTTTGCTAAAACAAGTTCATAATGAAGTTGTAAAAGTTGAAGATAAACTAGATAGTCATATTGAATCTCATAATGTTAAGACTGAGGTTGCACCAGTAGTAAAGAAAGTAGAAAAAAAAGTATCTACAAAAAAATAATTTAAACAGGCATTTCTGGGTTTATAGTATTCCGAAAGGTTATTGTAAATGAATGGGGATGCCTGTTTATTATTTTATAAATAATCTATTATCCCGTTGATTTCATTTTTTAAAAATGCTAAAGTGACTGTACCTAACGAAAGGATATGTATGTCAGAAGAGAATATCAACGAAGAAGAGTCTGGTTTTACATCAACAAAAGAATTTGATGTTATTTTTAATAAACTTATAGCATCAGTTCCAGTCTCTAATCATAGAGAAGCAGCTTCTGTTATTTACGGTCACTACAGAGGTTGGTCTCCATCAAAGACCATTAAGTATTACAGCATTGATGAACAAATATATTCAAAATACGCTGAACTATTTAAGTTCAGAGAAAAGGTGGTAAGTGAAATGACTGGAAGAAAGTCAAAGCAAGACAATATTGTTAATTTCCTTAATGGAAATGTTGGAAAGATTATTACACCTGTGCAACTTGCAACAGATGTAGATATCTCACTCCCAACTTTTTATAACTTCTACAATGCAAACCGTTCTTACTTTAAAAAAGTAAAGCGTGGACATTTTGAAATTGTTGATCCAAAGGTTGAGCGAGCAAATAGCTAGTTATGGAAAAAGTTGTAGTTGTGCGAAATACAAAATCATGGGAATTTTGTGCGGAAGAAGCCGTAAAAGATTTATTCTGGTTTGTAGATAGGTTTGATATAACTGGCATGACTATGGAGTGTGGTACTTCTCAGAAATCACGACTAAGTAATTTTTATTGGGATGGTTTTAACATCACTTTATCTGATGATCATATTGGTAATATTAAAAATATTATTGATTGGTGCATTGATAATAAAACATGGGAAAGCGATCCTCATTATTACACAGGCGAGAATGATGATAAGTTGATGTATTGTCGGCAGTACCATAGTTGGCTATGGTCAATGATTGGTGCTGTCGCTTTACATTATTGCAAAGTAAATGGTATTTCTTTGAATAAAGAAATGCTTGCATCTACATTAATTAAGAAACAAAAAGATTATGGTCCAAAAAATATTGAAAGATTTGGATTGAATGGTCTAACAATTAGATTGCACGACAAAGTTGCAAGATTAGAAAATCTTCTATCTAAACCAAAAGGAGTTACTAATGCTGTACCAAACGAGAGCATTTATGATACATTGCTTGATATTGGCGGCTATGCTGCGATTGCACTAATGTGGATTCGTGAAGAGTTCTTGTTACCAATGGAAAATAAATGAGTAATCAAATGTGGTCATGGCTACTAGCGGGTATGGGAGTAGCTGGTATGTTTTTTATTGGCAAAAAAAGATGGGAAGCATTTTTATGGATGATATGCGTTGAGTGCTGTTGGATATATTATGCTATTATTACAAAGCAATATGGTTTTATTCTTGGATCATTTGCATATAGTGTTGTTTATTTAAGAAATGCTTTTATGTGGAGAAGAAATGACAGATAACTTTTATGACCCAAAAAAAAATTATAACCCCTGGGCTTTAGAAAAGTCTTTTGAGGATTGGATTTTACTTGGAATAGATAATGGATGGATTAGTAAACCAGTTTGCTCAACGCATGATGGTCTACCAACAACTCATGAAGAAGATTTAGAATGGGAAGATGGTGGAGATCCATGTATCTATGCTGTACGCTTATTTGCAGATGATGCGGAGAAAAAAGCGGTGCAGGATAATTGTGGTATATAAGATGGCAAGACAACCTGCAAAAGTTGAAGAGATGGATGCTTGGGTTATTCGTTATGTGAATAAACTTAAAAACATGATGGGACTTTCTCACTGGACAATCATCATGCAGGCTAAGCCATCAAGTGCAGACGCTCTTGGTGAGACAGAGGTTATACATGGTCAACACTTAGCGAAAATGTATTTACATAAAGATTTTAGAAAAGATAAGCCAGAAGATCTTCGTGCAACAATTGTTCATGAATTACTCCATTGCCATATGGCTGTAATTGAAGAAGCTGTCCATGAAGTTCTTAAGCCAGATCCAGATGATGCAAAAGCTAAAGCAATTCATAAGATGGTAATATCTTTGATTGAATATGAAAATGAAAGAATCATTGACAGCCTTGCAGAGTCAATGGGTAAATGGATGCCAACTCCAGATATGCCTAAGCCAAGAGTTAAAAAGAAAGCCGCTAAGAAGTCACCAAATAAAGCAGTAAGAAGAAAGTTGTAGTAAACGCCCCTTTAGCTCAGTTGGCAGAGCAAGGGACTGTTAATCCCTGGGTCGTAGGTTCAAGCCCTACCTCGCCAGCCATTAAGGAGAATTATGGAACAAAATATGGAAGCTACAATATATAACCCATTTGCAACGCCTATTTATAAATCATCAATAGGGAGAGATTTTACTCAAGAAGAACTACAATTTCTTTTTGACCAAGCTCACGGCGCTGATAGATTTGATGGTGTTTGGGTTACTAACGATAGAGAGATTCTTGAGAATGAAATTCTTTCTGATATTAAATACAGAATACAAGTAAATCTTGATAACTATTTTAAAAATGTCTACGACACATCAGATGATGTAGGTCTTGCTTTGACATCATCATGGGTAACAAGGTTAGATAAGGGCGATCATCATCCACCCCATGCTCATCAAAACAGTATTGTTTCTGGAGTCGTTTATGTTTCTCTGCAGCAAATTGATGGAACGATGTTCTTTAGACCTGGAATTAAAAAGTGGAGTTTTAATCTAAGAGAAGAGAATTACTATAATTCAGACACATACGCTGTTCAGGCTCAGGTTGGTGATATTGTTCTATTCCCATCAGAGCTTATTCATTTTGTTCCAGTGATTACTGAAGATGTGACACGAGTTGCTATTTCTATCAATAGTTTCTTTCAGGGCACAATGGGAGCTCCAGTTCCATACGGAACATTGATTTCTATTAATGATAAAAAATGTGGTAAAAACTGTAAATGCAAATCATAGATAATTATGTTTCTATAGAGGAGCAGGGGTATCTGTATGATTATTTTACGAACCCCCAAGTTCCTTATAGGTTCTACCGTAGCCATATCTACCACGAGGGAGAGATGTGGAGTCATGCACCAATGCAAATGTCACATCACCTCTACGAATCTGAGTCTGATATCGCCTCTAATCACCTACCAGCAATTGGTAAACTTGTTGGCAATCTGGTAGACAAGTTCGGCAATATTAATCTTTTGCGGGCTAAGGTAAATGTAACCTCCCCATACCCCCCAAAGATGAACTATGAATCCCAAGTTCCTCATGTTGATTTACAGTATGACAATGGAGACCAAGTTGATCACAAAGTTCTTCTATATTACATAAACTCCTCAGATGGACCAACTTACTTTTTTAACGAATCCTATGAGCTCCAGGACACCATATATCCAAAACCAGGGCGGGCTATCATCTTTGATGGTAACAACATTCACGCAGCATCAAATCCTGTCCATACCCCTTTTAGGATGGTTGTCAATATTGACTTCCAAACATACAGATGAACTATTTTATTTGGGCATGGTGGTTATTTAATCTAACCCTGCTATTCTTAGCAGATATGGCGTATTATATTCTCGGAATCATTCTCTTGTGGTGGGTGGCGAAATCAGGACTAAGCCGCAGGCATCGTCAAGATACTCTTGTTCGGCATAGACTTTTTCAAGAGCGTTTTTATCAAGAGCGTCTTCGTAGCGAAAGAGATCGCCAGAATCAGTTCTTGGGTGATTAATTGTCTATATAAAACCCAAGTCTATTGATATCTTTAGCTTCAACAAACCTCATGGATTGTGGAGGGTTAATCTCTTCCCCTTCCCACACAGGTATTGCTACATTGTTACCGTACACAAAGTCGGGGTTGCCTCGCAAATGTATCTCAATAAGTTTGCCTCCGATAAATTCGCAATTGATTGTTTTGTAAAAGAGCGGTATCTTGCCCAACATTTGAGGTTGCGGAATAGATGTTTCTAGCTTCTCCCATTTTATAAATTTTGAATGGGGTGCATTTGGGTGTGGAGTACCTTTAACAGTCAACACAGGCTCGTATAGGTGGTAATCAACGCTAATGTGATCCCCCGTGAAGAACTCACACCAGAACTC